CTCGTCAACAACATATACCGATTTACGCGATAAATTATCACGTCATATTTTGTGTGCTAAGGTGTTTAGTAACGGTAATTCTACATGTTTTAATATAATACCATTACAAGATAATTATTGGTTGGCTCCCTATCATTCTGTTGCTCATAAAGCTCCTTTTAAGATATTGGTTTCTAATTGTCAGAAGGATGAAACTGGTATTGAAGTAACGGAACTATTGAGCTCTAAGGATATTAAAAGGGTAGCTGATCTTGATTATGCTGTAATAAGGTTAAAGTGTGTACAACCTAGAAAAGGATTTCTACAATTTTTTCCATTAGAACAGATTTGTGGTGATTCAATGGTTGCGACTTGTATTTATAGGCCAAGGAGTGATTGGTTTAATCCTATGGTCAATCCTAGTCGTAATTTAGTTTTGAAGCATATGGAAGATAATTTAGATGATAAAGGTTGTTTTACTACACTTGTTAATGTAGAATCTCGATCTTTGATAGATGTGCCAGATAATGGTAAATATCAAGGATTTAGGTATACACCGGATCATACCACTTTTAATGGTTTATGTGGCATGATAGCTATCTTACAAGCTAGAGGTGCAGTTATTATGGGAGCACATTTAGCTGGAGATGGAAATATAGGAGTTTTCGGTTCAGTTGTCCAGCGTGAGCTGCGGGACGCTATATTACAGTTCTCAGACGATGCCATACCCATGAGAGGTGAGGGAGGTATATCTCCGCATCAGTATGGATATGATTTTGAGCAGACAGCCTTATGTGTCGATGGAATATGTGATCATGATGTGCATCCTAAGCATTGTTTGCGATATATGGATGCGTCTAAACCATCGGCCGTGGAAGTTTATGGGCCCCATGTAAAGGGAACACGTACTTTACGCTCTGATGTTAAGCAGAGTATAATAAGTGATAGTGTTACCAAAGTAATGGGATTACCACGTATCCATGGAAAGCCAAAAGGTTTAGGCACATGGAAGCCGTTTCAGACAAATGCTCAAAATATGATGGAGCCTTGTAATAATTTTGATCCTGATCTTCTTGATAAGTGTATGTATGATGTACTTGATCATCATATTAGAGTTATTAATGAATATGGATTACAAGAGCATGTTCATTTTATAAGCTCTGATATTGCAGTCAATGGAATGCCAGGAGTAACTGGCATTGATAGAATTGATATGTCAACTTCAGCAGGTCATCCTATTGACGCAAGTAAGAATACACTCATTGACCATGAGAAGAGTATTGTGGATGAATATGGTGTGTATTCGTATATACGATTTGATCAAGAAGTTTATGATAGAGTGGACGAGCTCATTGAAAAATCCCAAAATAATGAGAGACTTTATGTGATTTTTAGAGCTAATGTTAAG